GTTGTACCGTCAGATTGAATTGCTTTGTCTGCCATTATTTAAATCTGTTATAAGCTTCATTAAACATTCTTTGTGCCCGTGAGCGTGCATTGTCTGTAATTCTATAATATTCTTCACGTTCTTCAGGTGTAAAGCGTGGATCAATACCGATACCTAAAGGTGCCCCATCAATCATTCCTGAATTACCTTCGCCAACTCCTCTCATTCGCATAAATGCATTAATACCTTTATCGCGATACATTAAAGGATAAGCAAGAGAATCTACACTGCCATCTGGTAGTGTTTGTGGAATGAAGCCTCCAGGGACAGGAAAGCCTTGATCGATATTCCCATAGCCAAGCTGTTCTGTTAATTTTCTTGCTCCTCCCTGTGCATGTGCTTCTTCTAGCATCGTAGGAATAGCTCCTGTTTCATGTAAATATCTAAGTTGAGCTGGCCCACTTGCTTTACCAGGATTATCTCTTAACAATTTTTGAGCGCGAGCCTCCGGGTTCATAATCAAATTCATTTGATCTAATCCTACTTTTGTAGGAAAAGATGAATGCATTATTTCATGTGCAGCTGTATGTATCCCCGCTTGTGTTGGATCAACTCTTACACTTTGCGGATCATTAAAAGACATAAAACCAAGGCCACCCGGACTTCTTTCATTCATCGGCGTAGGTATGACATTAGTCAAAGAGCCGTATTTACCGGCTAATTTCATTAGCTGTTGACCTTGTGGTGTCAGCTTGTTTGAATCACCTTGAAAGAAAGGTACAAAACCTTGTATAGGAAAATCATTGTCCATTTTACTTTTTGTCTTTAGCTTTCTTTGCCGCAGTTGCTGCTTTCTTTGCTTTACTCTTTTCGTACTCGTTTTTGGTTTGCCAGTCTTCTTTCCCCCATTTTGTTAATGCCTTCTGCTTGCTTCCTTTACCTCCTTTATAATCTCCACCTTTGGATTTATATTCCGACGCCACTAGTTGAGCTTTCCGAGCGGACCATTGACCCGGTTTACCTCCCTTACTGCCTGCCATCACGCGCTTCTTAATTGATTCGCGTAGACCAGGCTTCGTGTATTTTTTGTCGTTTTGGGCCATTAGGAGACACGTTTATTTAAGAAGCCAGCGGCAGCAGGAGGGTATTGATCAACTTGACCGAATTGAGGACCACGATAGAAGCTCGTATTATCAGGTGCCATAGCATCCATGCCCATATTCATCAGCTCTTGGCCTGGTTGCTGCAATGCCAGATTGACCATGCTCCCAGCAAGGCCACCAGTATTACCCATGAAACCACCTTGAGTTCCGCCCATGCTGTAGTTGTAATAAGGCCCTAATTGAGCTTGTTGCCTAGGGTCATATAACATCATGTCGGTTACTTAGCATATCGTTCTTTTATTGTATCTTCAGTGCATACATCATCACTTGGCCAAGTTGGATGATCACAAGGTTCATCTTTTTTCCACTGCTTTACAGTAAAACTTTCACGTTCTTCCTTGGGAACAAAGAAAGGATGTGTCTTCAATTCATCATATTCAAGTTCTGTCCAATCAGTTGATGGCACACGTTCTTTCAAATCTTCCCATAAACCATACATAAGATCAACTTGCTTATCCATGAATTCTTCCCAGTCATCAGGATGATCTTCTTTTAGCCATTCAATACGACGCATACTATTAATGATGTCTTCTTTATCCCTTTTAATACAAACAAATTTAATATTGGGTACAGCAGAATAAAACAACTGCCAGTCTTTTAACGCTACTGGAGCCTGAACAACAAGATTGGTATAACCACGATTGCATAACTCAGCTAAATACCAAGCTCCTTTTTTTGTTGGTAGAACATCAAATTCATCAAGATGATAAGAGCCAAAGTAATCGGCCAACATTTTAGAAGCAATCATGGTACCAGAACGCTGGCAACCAACGATTAAAAGAGTCTGATTATTCAATGGTTTCGTAGCCACTTTCATTATTTAAGCTTTGCAAAATAATACCATCTCCTTTAATGTTCCAGGTTAATAGTGTACCGTCTTGCCAATCAAGAGTTTCAATCACTTCCTCTGGAATAGGAAGGATAAGATCCCCGTTGTCATCTTCCTGCAGCTCAACGAAATAACTCATTTGGTCATTAATCTTTCAATCAGTTTATCAAGCTTAGTATTGATTTTATGGAATTCAGTATTCATCCTTTCCATTTCACGAATATGGTCTTGTTTTAAGACATATTCAAGAGGCATGCGATCGATACGATCTTCTAAAGTACGCATACGTCCAAAAATCTTACTGATAAACCAGCCAGTACCAGAGATTGCACCTATAGTAATAGCAATGAGATGTTCCATTAATAATCAAGCTGAAGTTTACCTCGTTTCATAAGGCCCGTAACTAGCCAAACCAATGCATCAACACAGTCATCATGAGAACTAACACCGAAGTTAGTAAGCTCTTCGAACATGCTGGTGAAATTACGATATCTATTAAATATTATTTTACGATCCTCAAACATTCCCATGATTCCACGGAAACGTGCAAGTTTGTCTGACCTAAAGCCTTTGACAGGATGCCAAATTAAATTATAAAGATTCTCTTGTTGCAAGCAAACACGTTTAAAGTCTGCTTCTAATGACGCCTGATATTGGACAGCTTCTGACCAAATATCACAAGTGTTATAGGTTGGGAACCACAAGCCATCGGCTTGTTGACCAATAATCGACCAATCATTAAGTAACTCTTTCATTGCATCAAGTTTTTCTAGGTTACCCATCACCCGTAACCTGCGATAATCGATGATATGAATCTTGTCGCCAATGCGGCCACCAAGGACCATCACGGTATAGTCATTCTTCTCTTTGACACCTGCTGATAGATCAACACCGATACCAAGGCAATCAAACTCCGTGGCAATCTCAGCTTTCACCAGTAATTCTGGGGCAAGCGACAGCTCATTCTGTCTAACAATAGTATTCATGTACTGGAAAGAAAAAGCAATCGGCGCTTGCCGCTTCTTCTCCTTGAGGTAGTCTAGGGACCACATCTCCGGCCAGTATGACTCTTCTTCGCCTGTCTCCTGGTTATTTAAGATCGCTGATAGGACGATCTGCATCCAATTGTTCTGAGGGCAAAATGTTGTGGCATGGATATCGTCATGACGGAATCGCGTACCCAGACAGATCGCTCGCCCGCCTTCAAACATTGTCGGAGCAATCACAGCATTCCAATTGTCTTGCATCATCTTGCGAATGTCTGGGTTACCAATATCAGCGGCAGACTTCACAGGGTCATCGATGATGACCAGATGAGAACGTTTAGATGTCACTGAACCTTTTAGTCCAGCGGCGCAAAGAGTAAACTGTTCTTCGCCTGTTGTATCAATACCAGCAAACTTGTGGTCGATTGACCAGTACTCATTACTTGTGACGTTTTTAAGAAGTTTAACTTTAGGAAAAACATTCTGATATTTCTTAGATTCAATAATGCGTTTAATTGTTGCTGACTTAGAACGTGCAATATCAACCGTATAGCTTAGGTAAAGGATCTGTAAGGGCTTCTTAGCCATGGTATGGATACCAATAGCCCATGCGGTATAAAGACCCAAGACAGTGGATTTAGCACTGCCCCTGGGACCAAGTAGATCGATGTTAGGTCCAGCAATATTTTTTAAACACGAACTATTCTCTCCTGTGACCAGCTGCTTATGCCATTCCAAATGATGTGCAGCCGGTGGTTTATCTGCAACGTATTCACAAAAGAAACCAAAATCTTTCCTTGCTTGTTTAAAAATATCTTCGTGATCTGACTTACGAATTCTATGATTTGCTGCTGCAGCTTTTGCATTACGTCTGTAAGCAAGATGAAGATGAGAAGGCACTATGACTTACCTATACATCTTTAAAGCATACCAGAGTATTTACCAGCAATTGGCATTTCAGGTGTTTGTTCCATATCGTCTGGAGCTTCCTGATTAGGGTTCAGTCTTCTGTTACGCTCAACTGATAAGACTAAATCCGCAATACTATTTTTACCTAATAGGCCATTTTCAATGGCTTCGTTATCCATGGGTAATCAATCTTCAAATTGAATTCTAGCCCAAACAGACATTGATGCTTCTTGGAGAGGACCTTCGATTGGATCGTCTTTAAA